CAGATGGCGTGAGTCGAAGGGAGAGATTGAGGCAACGCGGATCGTGGATGAGAGTGGTGCACGGGGGACCGCGATGCACAAGATTCTTGAGATGTATATTCTAGAGCAAGGCTATGTTGATGAAACATCAGTTGGTAAACAAGCCCATAATATGGCAATACAAGTTATTCAAAGTGGATTATCAAATGTTACAGAATATTACGGCACAGAATGTACCTTATATTACCCAGGTCTATACGCAGGACAAACAGATTTAGTAGGTATACACAAAGGCCAGGATGCAATTATAGACTTCAAGCAAACTAACAAGCCAAAGAAGAGAGAATGGATTGATGATTATTTTCTGCAGCTCTCAGCTTATGCAATGGCACATAATATTTTATTTAATACACAGATTACCAAAGGTGTAATTATGATGTGTAGCAAGGATAATTATTATCAAGAGTTTGTGGTT